GTCCCGATCGAAGCGGCGCGACAGGTCGAGTGTCGCTGTAACAGCTTGGTTGAAGACGTCGTTGTTTCGCCCGGCGACGTTGCGGACGTTCGTAAACGCAAGCATCAGGTTTTCGGCAGAGTGGATCGCGTTCGTGTCGTAGCCGGTCATCCGCTGCAGTGATCCGGCAAGAGCGTTGATCTGGCCGGCGGTAACACCTGCGACCATCCCGGTTGTTTTCAGGGCGGCGGCGGTGCTGGCTGTGACCGCCTCGACGCGGAGCATCTCGTCGAACCCGACCCTCGCGGCCTCGACGATGCCGGCGCCGCCGAGGAACCAGCCAGACGCGAACGCAGCAGCGCGGCCGAGGCCGGTGAACCTGATCGAGGCGGCCAGAGCGCCGCGGCCTGCCCGCTCAACGTTCCGGTTAAAGTCTCTTGCGGAACGTTCCGACCGTTGGAACGCCCGTTCGAGTTGTCGGCTGTCACCGACGAGCTCGACTTCGATCCGGCGCGCCACTAGATCCTGGCTCCGGCGAGCGCCTCGAACAGTTCGTGGCAGCCGAGCATCTGCATCGGTGTCAGGTCACCGACATCGGCGGGACGGATGCTGAAGTAGCCGAGGGCGGGGGTCCAGTAGGACTCGGGTGCTGCTCCGAGGTCTCCGAACTCGTCGTGGAATCGTCCCCATTGGAGCTCGGCCTCGCGTCTGAGCTTCGCGGAGGAGGGCTCCCGTCATCCTCCTCGTCCGCCGGGCCGGCTTCGAACCTGACAGTACTGCCGAACGGGGCGTCCTGGAACCGCTCCCACACCGCCTGGACGTCTCTGGTCTCGACCTTGCCCGCACGGTACAACGCGACCAGGGCGAGCACCCCGACCATTTCAGGGTCGGCGAACGCGTTCTCCCCCATGTCGAGCGGCGAGACGTAGCCGGCGTATCGTTTTATCCAACCCCATTCGCGCTGCGTGAACGCTTGCTGCTCGGTCAGGTCTAGTTCGTAGCGGCCGTCGTAAGGTTTTACGCCGGTAATGGTGATGTAGTCAGGCAAGGGCACCCCCGGCGTTGAACCGGTCGCAGATCCGGTCTAGGGCGGCCTCCATCTCGCGAACGGTCCGCTCCTCGTTCGCGTCCAGGGCAGGCAGCAGGGCGCGGCGCATCTGCAACGCGCCGAACTTCGGACGGAGCCCAGTTGTTTTTCGGAGCGACTGCTCGACCGCGACCCCACGCTGCCGGACACGGGTGCGGTACCCGGCCGCCGATTTGGCGTCTGTCGTCGCGAACCTGGCGCCCGCCTCGACCCGGACATGCTCCCCGGCGTGGCGGAGCTCGTCCCTCACCGCTTTCCGCGAAGCCTTGTCCGACTTGGCGAGCGCCTGCATCAGTTGCCGGTACCCGTCGACGCGGAGCGTGGATCCCTGCGGCATCTAGGCGTCGGGCGCGTTGAAGAACTGGAGGCCGTCCTCGTCGGCCGCGTTGAACGTGACCTCGAACGTGTCAACATCCCCACGCGTCCCACCGGGCCCGTACGAGTAGAGCTGGACGTTCCCTCTGAGCTCGGGGTTCGTCGCGGACGCGACGCTGTTCTGGTCGGGCCGCCACGCGAACGCGACGACCTCCCTGTCTTTGTGGATCGGGTACAGCGTTTCGTGGACCTCACCGGCTCCGTACGACCCGTAGAACTCGCAGGTGACGGACTGCTCCGTCGGTCCGGGCAGGTACTCGTTCATCCCGGTCGCGGAGAACCCTGAGACGTCTTCGCGGCTGTGTTCGCTGCTGAACCGGACGGACCGGCACAGGTTCGATAGGTCGGTTGCGTCGACCGACACCGAGTCCATCAACGCGATTCTTTTAGCCATTGTCATCCTCCTTCTTCTCGTGCTCGTGTTTGGTGTCGCGTTTCAGGACGCGGATCGCGCCGCGCGCCTTGGCGCGGCGCTCGACATCGGGGCCGAGGTCGGCTTCGAACTCTTCGCCGGGGGCGTAGCCGAGGAACCCCGTTTGGCCGGTGACTTTGTAGAGCGTCACGTCAGCACCCGAACCCGCCACTCCGCGCCGAGGAGTCGGCTGTTGGTGGCGACGTCCTCGACGTACTCCCGCAGCCCAGACGTGCCTGACCCGCCGCCGTCTTCGCCGAGCCCGAGCGTGTCGACGACGCCGCCGAGTGTCTGGTCGGCGACCAACGCCGCCACAACCCCGGTTTCCGGCTCGAGCATCTGGTAGAGGAGCTGCTGGCCGGCGTCCGAGTCGGCGGTCGTGACGCGGGCGCGGACGGTGAAGAACATCTCCCAGCCGCCGCGGGGGCCGAACCCCATCCCGATCTGGAACGGGTCACTGGGGTAGATGTCGATCGTCGGTGGCGTCGCTGATGCGAGCCAGTAGGGGTATATCTGCAGGTCGGGGATGTCCTCACGCAAAGCCTCCAGAGCTGCAGCGAGGGCTTCGACGATCTCGGGGATCGAGCTCAACCGACACCCCACGACTCCTGAAGCACCGTCAGCTTCTGCAGCGCCCGGGAGTGCCGAGACACGAACGTGGGGCCCGAGGGGCTGTCGAGGCCGATCACGCCGAACGGAACCTCCGACTCGTTCCACAGCTCGGCGCCACGCTCCAACGTGACCTCGGTCGCGAGTGCGAGCTCCCACGCCGCGAGGCCGGTCTCGCGGCCCATTTTCGCGTTGACCTCACCGGACGCAGCGACCAGGATCCGGTCGGCGGCGGCAGTCTGTTCGGCGGTTGGGGTGCGGATCTTGAGGCGGCGGAACAGCTCGTCCGTCGACCCGTAGATGTCGGCGGGCGGGACCGACCCGGGCGCTGAGGATGTGACGAAGAGGTCTTCGATGCCGAGCACGTCGCCGGCGCCCTTCCAGATCAGGGTGTACTGGCCGGCGGTGTCGGGGGCGATCAGGCCGCGGGCGGCGTACACACCCGGGGCGATCTCCAAAACGGCTGTTGCGGGGGCAGGGGTGCTGGTGGCGGTGTTGTCGCTGATCTCCAGCGTGAGCACGTCGACGAGGCCGGTTTCGCCGGTGTCGATGACCGCCTCGAACACCGCCTCGGGCTGAACGTTCATTGGGCGGCCCCGACGGAGTAGTGGATCCCGGCGAGCGAGAACCAGTCGATCATGCCGCCGCCCATCAGCATCCCTTGGAACGTCACCGTCCCGTCCGGGTTTACGTCGAAGCGGGCGTTGTTGCCGTACGCAGGGCAGCCGAAGAGCAGCTTGCCGAGCGGGCGCGCGTCAAGGTCGAACGTAGTCAAGACCATGCCGGTGTCGTCGTCGGAAAGCGGGGGGTTGCACGCGACCAGTCCCTGCATGTGGACAACGTTGTTCAGGGTGAGCCGGTAGGCAGGGTCGGCGAACCCGTCACCGTAAGACGTAAACCGCTGGTCGAGCGTCAGTGGCCGCCAGTCGACATACGCGACGCCGGCGAGGATCGCGTCGACGTCTTCGGTGGTCGAGACCCGGGTGAGCGGGTAGGTGCCTGACCCGTCGTCGACAGGCGCCGCCCCAAGGCCGGGGTCGGCGGCTGTTTTGACGTCTTGGAGGTCGCGGAGCCGCCGTATCACCCGGGTCGCCGCCATCTACTTGTCCTCCTGCACCTCAGGCTCCGGCTCAGGCTCTTCGTCGTGCTTGTCGGCCTTCGCCTTCGCTTTGCCTTTCGGTTCGGCGGTTTCGCCTGCTCCGGCCCAGGACGGCTCAAGGCCGACGGCCTCTTTGTTCGGGTCGTCCATCAGCCCATCGGTCATGGCGTCTTCACGATCTCGGCGAGGCCGTTCACGTCGATGACGAGCCAGGTGTAGTAACCGTAGTAAGCCACCTGTACTCCGAGGACGGACGGCTCGATGACCTGCAAGGCGCCTCCGCGCTGCTCGTACACCTCGACCGCCGCGGACGACGCGACGATCGACGAACCCGATGTGAGGCCCGCGGTCATGTAGACGGGGATCCCGCTGATCTGGCCCATCGCGCCGGAGCCGAAGTTCGCGGCCGTGAACCCCGGGCTGATCGCGTTGGTCGGGTTGACCGGGGCGAACAGCGGAGCCCACACGCCGAGCTGGTCGGGCGGGACGAACATCGCGAGGCTGCCCTGCCCGCCGGTCGCGGTGTAGATCAGGCCCGCGGCCTCCCAGAGTGCGGCGTTCAACGCGGCCTCGGTCGGTGCGCCGGTCGCGATCGTCTCCGTCGTCGGCGCCGCCGTCTTCAGCGCGGCACCCAATGCGGCTTCGGTGACGGTGCCGTACTTGCCGGCGAGGTCGTTGATGACGACGTCCATGATCGACGGCGTCGACCAGTCCAGATTCTGACGGCTGATGTTGACGTACCCGCCATACGTGCTGGCGACGACGTTCGTGTTCGTGATCGTCATCTTCTGCGAGACGAGCTCGTTCTTCTCACCGGTCGGCTGCACCGCGACGTTGGTGTGCTGCGTGACTTTGGGCCGGTTCCAGTTCCCCGACGGGATGTCGCGGGGGCCGAACCATGTGGTCATCGGGCGGGCCTGGTCGACGAAGTTGATGACCGGCTGCAGGATCGGCGACGGGATCAGGCCCGGGTTGTCGGACGTGATCTGGTGGGCGGCGGTGCGGTTGTACAGCTCGAGGCGCTTGGTGGCCTCTTCGTCGCCGCCGCCGCGGGACTTCCAGATGTCGTTGATGTACTGGCCGGCGGAGCGGTATTCCATCGTCTGCGGCTGCTCGGGGCTGTGGGTTTCGAGGAGCCGGCCGATCTGGCTGATCCGCTCGCGGCTCTCGAGGCTGATGCGGGCGGATTCCTGCATCGGCTTCGCCTGCTCGTTCAGCTCACCCTGCCGGGTGTGGGCGCGGGTGACGAGCTCCATCTCCTGGGCGGTCAGGTCACGCCCTTCTTTCTCGGCGGCCTCGACGACACCGTCGATGAACTGCTGCTTCTCCTCGATCTCACCCGAGATCCGGGCGAGCATCTGGTCTGTTGCTCTCATTGCGGGGTCCTCCATTTCGAACGCGAGTTGAGAGATCGGGTCTCGCTCGAGCGTTCGCTTCCCCCGCAACAGCCGGCCCACCCAGTGGTCTACAACGGCTGGTAGTTCAGCGATCCGTCAGAACATACACCTTCTCCAGCTCCCACGCTTTCACGGCAGCCAGGTTGGGCGCCACGATGCCCCCAGGAGCCGCTGTGAGCCCCTGTGCCGCGTCGGAACGCACAGACAGTACGCGGGCACCCTCGTACGCTGGGTCGGGTGTCATGGCGATGTGGCCGAGCCACGCCTTCACCAATCGGCGCAGCGACCGGTTGCTCTCCCATTGCTCGCCGTCGGCCATCGGCAGGAACCCCACGGAGGCGTCGAGGATCTCCTCGCCGGCGAGCTCCAACGTCTCGTCGCCGAGCAGGGTTTTTGCGATCCGGACCTCCGCGACCAGGCCGGCGTCGCCGCTGTGGAACTTGACAGCGCGTCCGACGGTGCGGGTGATGTCGTGGTCGCGGTTGACGGTGACGCGGTTCGCGCGGCGTTCGATCCCGTCGAACGCGCCGCGGCTGAACACTTCGCGGACCATCCGGCCTTGATGCTCGACAACGGTTTCTTCTTCGTAGGGCATCGCGATCAGCTCGATCGTCCGGTTGGGGAAGCTGACCCCGATCTGTTTCGCGGCCCGGTACTCGAGCGTCGGTGTTTCGGTCATCTGAGGACTCCTGCGGCTAGGTCTTGCGGGGCTGTGTCGTCGATGCGTTCGGCCTCCCGGATCTCGTCACCGGACAGGACAGGGTTGCCGCGGGCGTCGGTGATCCCGTTCAGGATCTGGTAGGTCTGGGCGCGCTCATAGGGGCCGGGCTGGACGTACTCGTCGCGGTTCAGCTCAACGCGGGTGCCGCGGGGGAGGAGCCGGTACGACAGGGCCGACATGACGGTTTGCGCCATCGGGCGGAGCCCTCCGCGCCAGTGGTAGTCGTAGATCGACTCGACGTTCGAGTACGTCATCGACTCACCTGACGCGGGCAGCCCGACGAGGTGCGGCGGCACGCCGAGCAGGATCGCGATCCGGGACTCGTTGAACTGCGACAGCTCCAATAGCGCCATCTTGGTGGGGTCGAGCTGTGTTGGTTTCCATGTGATGCCGCCCGACAGGACGGCGGGCTCACCGATCGACGACAGCCGCGCAGAAACCCAGTCGGCTTTCAGGGCGGCGGCCTGGTCGGAGGTGAGCTCCTCGGGATGCTCGAGCACCGAGCTCGGGATCCCGCCGCCCGCGGCGAGCCGTGTCGCGTACTGCGCTAGGACCTGCGCCGCGACCAGCCGGGCGGCGCCGGCTTCGAGGGGGCCGTGGCCGTGCGCGTCCGCGGTCGTCGACTGGTACCGGATGTGGATGACGTCGCTGGTGCGGTCCTGGTCGCCGATCGAGTAATACCGGTACCCCTCGCGCATCTCGACGTTCACGGTCCACGGAGGCACGACCCGAAACCGGGCCGGCCACCCGGTCGAGTACCGCGCGAGGACGAGCACGAACGCTTCGCCGACGCCCTGGTAATCCCAGAACAGTTGCTTCGCGAACTCCTCCCACGACGTGTAGATCTCGGGGTCGGGGTTGACCAACCAGTCCGCGTCGAGGGTCGGCGCGGCGTTGACGAGGTAGGGCGGCATCGACTGGAGCGCGTTCGCGTTCCTGTCGAGGCACGCCCAGGCGGTATCGGTGAGGGAGTTGACGCGG